CGTGATCGTAGAGAACAACGGTATCAGGCGCTGGTGTTGGCGGCACCGGCTCTGGCGGCACGTACGGATCAGGCACACCGCCATCCGCGAGCCACGCCTCGTACTCGATGCGATGCCGGTTTGCCGGATCGTTTGGAATGTGCCACTGCGTGCCATCCTCTTCGGTGAGGATTACGGCATCGGTCGCGGTGAGCTGATATTTTGCCATCACAACCTCGCGTCTGCGATGCAGTTGGCCGTTATAAACCCGTTTATCGTGGTGTTGGTGAACGATATCTCTGCGCCGGTAAGAAGAGGGTTTGCAACAGTAGCAGCAGATGCTCCACCGTTGTATACGATGGTGGAAAGCGATACAGCCGGTGCAGCGCGTTTATCGATGTACCTAAACCAATGATAGTGCATACCTGTTATGGGAGATCGTATTAGGAGTGCTGCGCTCTCATAGTATCTCTGACACGTCACCAACTCCTGATCATACGGTCGCATGATCAGCGGCGATTGCGCGGCGGTGGGGGCCTGCGTGCCGGGAAGGATAACGACGCCAGTTATTCGCAAAACATCGGAGGTGGTGGCCACGCCGTTCACTTGCCCCGGTGCAGCAATGTAGTTGGTCCCATACCAAACACCAGCTACTGGAGCCGTAAATGTTGCGCCAGATGCCAACGGGAAGGCAACGGACATCCCAACGATGTTGCCCGCGTTCCACGTTCCTCCAGTATCGCCGGGAATATTGACGGTTTTGTATTCCCATGCAGCGGAGACATTTTGCGTGTAAGTAGCAATACAACTACGATTGAACGCACTGTTTCGGACTGAAACGCTATAAGTGCCTGTTCTTTGGTGGCAGCTCCAGAAACCAATTGTAAGCGGCTGCGCATTGGCTGTTCCCCACGCCAAGCGACTAATACGATAACCCTCGATTTGGTTATATATCATCGCGTGTTCAGCAGCCCCAAGCGATGGTTGCGCTGTGGAAACAGCAACGTTTATAAAATTAGTTAACCCTGCCAGTCCACTACCGGTGTTTTGTGAGCCAAAAATAACAGGCACACCACCTGCGGCTATGATCCACCCATCACAAACATAGCTACTTGTCGACCCAACACCCGTGCCTTTTTCCTGACTGACCTCCATCGACCCGTTGATCTGCATTCCGTTGTAGGCCAGCGCGTCGAACGGAGCGGCGTAGGCGAGAATAGCGGCATCGACATAGTCCTTGCGCACCGCCTGCGCGGCACCGGGACCGACCGGCAACGCGAGATGCCCGGTCATGATGTCGCCGCCGACATTGATGAAATCAGTCGTTAGGTCGGCCAGCGTCTTACCGCCGTCCTTGATCAGCTTGCCGGTGGTGCCGTTGAACAGCGCGATGCGATCTGCGACCACAGTGCCCGGCCCATTGACGTCACCGGAGCCGGCACCAACGGGGCCGGGAATGCCCTGCGGACCCTGCGGACCAGCCGGCCCGGTCGACCCTGCGGGGCCAGCCGGCCCGGGTACCGTGCTGGGGTCGCCCTCCGGGCCCTGCGGCCCAGACGGACCAACCGGCCCGGGCGGCCCCGGCACCGTGCTGTCGGCGCCCGGCGAGCCCGGCGCGCCGGGTGGTCCCGGCTCGCCCATCACCATGTTGTAGGTGCCGTGGTGCAGACCGCGTCCGCCGATGCTAGGCATGGGTGCCCCACCACATGTCCTGCCGCGGCCGCCCCCCGAGGTAGATCGGCGCCGGCTTGTCGCGACCCATCGCGATGGAGACCGCGTCCTGGTAAGTGCCCATGTCCTCGGCGTACGGCGACCCCTTCTTCATCTTCCAGTCGAAGGTCATGCCTAATTTCAACAGCCGCTCGTCGAGCCGGAAGGTGTCCGCGTCGGCCTGGAAGCGATCGCCGTTGCCGCCGCTCGCCAGCGCGACGCAGTTCCTGTCGAGGTAGGCGAACTGGATGGTTTCGCCGGGCGGCAACCCCGGGCGCAGGTGTACGTCGTGACCAAATAGCGTCCAGGAATTCTCGGTGTCGTTCGCCAGGTGGCGGTGCAGCCAGTCGTCGTGGTCGTCGATGAACTTCATCGGCGACTGCGACGAGGTCGAGCGCCACAAATTTGAGGTGAGCAGCAGTCGCTTATAGTCCGCCGGCAACGCGTAGACGTCCTGATCGTAGTCGCCGGCGGGGTCGATGACGGTGGCGCCGAGGAACTTGTGAAACCGGCGCAGCGCGGTCCAGTCACGCGTGTCGTAGGCGATGCGCTGCGCCATCTCGTTGGCGCAGGCGAGCATCTCAAACATGGTGCGGTTCGAGCTGATCGCCGCGATCACGCTGGCCGGCGCCGCGACGCCGACCACCGCGCAGACATCGCGCACCACGGTGAGCAGGCTCATCAGGCGGCCTTTTGTTTGACGATCCCCTGCGCAAGATGCTTGAGCGACTTGTGGCCGAGCGAGCCGGTCGGCGGCAGGCCGGTGTGCACGGTGATGTACTCGCGCAGCTGATCCACATTCATGTCGTCGAAGTCGACGTCCGCCGTCGCCTTGGGCGTGGCCGCCTCGCGCTCGGCTTTCAGCTTGGCGTCCTCTTCAAGGATCTGATTGCGCGCACGCAGCGCCTCGAGCTCCTGCTGCATCTGCTTGGCCGGCACGCTGGCTTTGCTCTCGGCCAGGTAGTCAACCGCGCCGTTTTTGTACTCACGCCCGCCCGGCCCGAGGTTCTTGAGCTCGGTGCCCTCGATCGCGGCCAGCTGCTCCACCGTGTAGACGTTCTGCGCGCGCAGCTCGGCTCTGCGTGCCGCCGTGAGAAACGGCGCGTAGTCGAGCGGGGTGCCGCTCTTGGTCTGCGCCACGTGCATCTTGAATTGCCGGTACTGGTGGGCGAACCGCTCCGCGTAGGTGATCTGGTGGCTCGCGCCGGTGTGCGGATCATCGATCCACCCGGTGGAGAAGGCCAACGCCGGGAAGACTTTGACGTCCTTGGAGCCGGGGAGGCGGATCTCGCACACCTCGACGTCGTCGAAGATGGGGCGCCCTTCCGCTTGCGTACGCAAGTCGTTCGGCAGGGGCAGGTGTCGGAAGAGGACGACAAGGGCGTCGTCTGGGTCGCGCAGGGCCATGGGTTTGGTGTCTCCGTGATTGCCAAAACTGCGACCGCCGTGCTGAACGAGAAACACGACGGCCGCAGGGAGAACCGGCGGAGGAAGGGGTCTGGATAACCCCCGCCGGGGGAGTTGTGTTAGGTCGCCGGATTGCTGTCGTAGAAGCGCCAGTTGAACAGCGGGTTGACCATCGTGAGCTCGCCCATCCAGCCGATGAACTGCGCGATCGCGTCTTTGTCGATCGGCATCTGGCCCTCGCCATCAAACACGCGGTCGAAGTTGCGGTTGGGGTGATAGCGCAAGCGCAGACTGTCGGTGTTGATGCCGAACGTGGTGTTGGCCGGCATGTTCGAGCCAATGCCGCCGTCGAGCACGATCTCAGCCCGCTTGCCGCCGCCGATGTACTCGAGCGAGGAGAAGCCCAGCTTGCCCATCGAGGTCTCGTTGGTCTGCCGCTGGATCTGTATCGTCGCGGCGTCGTAAGCGGCGTAGTGCTCCGGGCTCATGATCAGCAAGTCGGCGTAGTCCTTGCCGCGCGAGCGCTGGGTCATGATCATGTTGAGGAAGGGCCGGATGGTGTCCTTGTTCACCTGCGTGCCGATCGTCGTCGCCATCGTCTGCGCGTCGAAGGTTGACGTCCGCCAAATCGTAGCGGTGGCGCGGTCGAGGCCGCCGTAGACGCCGCTATTGGTGGTGATCGGGATCGCGGTGGCCAGCCCGGTGATCTGCTTGCCGCCGTTGGCGGTGCCGTCGGAGAACAGCCCGGCGTCCATGGTGTCCTCGAGCGAGCGCTCGGCGGCCTCCATGTAGCTGTCGAGCACGTCCATCAGCTGGCTCGAGCCCTGGTTGTTGAGAATTTCCTGCATCGACAGGATGATCGGCACGACGACCATCTTGGGGGTGAACATCGCGTCGTTGAACAGGTCGATCGCCGGGTTGAGCAGCTGGTCGTAGCCCGAATACCACTGCGCGACTTGCTTGCCGATCTGCAGGGTCTCGCGGATGACCGGACCGGAGTAGGACTTCCAGGCGCCTTTGCGCCTGAGAACGGCGAGCAGTGCGTTGTTGTTGGAGACGAGGTCTTGGTAGCTGCTTGACCGCTCTTCGACGGCCATGCTGAGGATCTGCTGGTAGGCAGCATTGGTCGTAATATTGGGCATTCACTCCCCCCGTGGGGCTATGGGTTACGTCATAGGCTGCCCCGCACATGGTTGATGGCGTGCGCGATGGCGTCCTTGCGAGAGGTCGGCTTGCCTGTACGCGCAGCCCCATTGAGGGGTCCGCCACCGGGCGCGCCGGAGATGCTTCTGTCGGGGTTGCGGGTCTGAGCCGCCGTCGTGCCGGTGCGGGTCTGAGCCGCTGTCGCGGGCCACAGCAGTTCTGCGCGGCGGTAGGCCGTCTCCAGGTCGAACCCGAGCTGGATCTCCTGGTGGATCAGCGGTCCTAGCTCGTTGAAGCGGGGGTGCGTGTCGGCGTACCGATCAACCGCCCCGCGCGTCATCGAGAAGTGCTGCGCATACTGCATCCGGCGGTGTTCGTTGGCAAGCGCCTCCTGCTGGCGCCGCATCTCCTCGATCTGCAGCCGCATCGCCTCCGCGGAGTTGCGCTGCTGGATCAGCTGATGCTGCTCCGGGGTCTGGTTGAGGTGGTGCCAGGCCAGATCCCGGAACGTCAGCTTCTGCCCGTCCGGGGTCTGCAGATTGAGATTGTGGACAATGATCTCGAGGCCGCCGATCGGATCTGAGCGCAGCTTCTGCTCGATGCCGTCGTGGTTTTCTAAGACGCGCGCGATCGTGGTGCCCTGCTGGCGCGCCATCTCGATGTAGGGCCGGATCGTGTTGGCGAAGTCGTAGTCGGCCTTGTACTTGCGGAAGGCCTGGTCGATCTCGCGATACATCCGGTGTGCGTCGGCGCGCACCTCATCCGGCACTTTGTCCCACAACGCCGCGGCGCGCGGTGACATGCGCGGGATGGGGTGGTGGTGCGCCGGCGCGCCCGGCGGGGGCGTGTAGGGTTGCGGGGCGGCCTGCGTGCCGGGTTGGGCCGCCTGCCGCCCCGCGTCTGCGCTTTCCTGCGGCGAAACATTGGGCGCAGACTTTGGTGCGAACCGGCCGCGATCGCGCGGCTGGTCGCTGGGTCGCTTCTTGAGGCTGAACTCCTCGTCCGGGGTGTCCTCCGGGGGGTTATTGTCGCCCTTCTTGGCCTCGCGCGGCTGCGGCGGGCTGTCGACGCGCTGCTTGGCGAGCGCCTTCTGGATCGCCTCCCGCCGGCTGACGGGTGGCTTCTCAGGGGCCGCCGGCGGCGCCTGGTCGCCCAGTGGGCGGGGGACGTCGACCGGGTTCTGGTTGACCGGAACTTCCTGCTGCGGCGCAGGGGCCGGCGTATTTGACGGCGGCGGGGGCGGCGAGGGGGCGGACGTGTCAGACATAGGGGCTCTCCCGATTAGTGGTCAAATTGACCGCGAAGCGACTAATCAGCACCGCGCGCAAATCAGTCGCTATTTCGCTCGGTATCTCTCGACGGCGGTCTTGATCGCCTCGCGCCGGCGCGCGCGCTCCTGCGGTGCTGAACTCGATCGCGTCTTCGGCTTCAGAACTTCGTTGCCAACCTCAGTCAGCCCGTGCGCGCGCCCGACCGCGCGGAACGTACGTTTAGAGGTGTAGAATTTGCCGTCTATTTGTTCGGTCGGCGGCATCTCGTCCGTGATCAGCATCGGCGCCGGCAGCCGGCTGCGCGCGACCGGGCCGCGCCGCCGATCGACGACGAAGCGGCCCGGTTCGATCTCAATCAGGCTCACTACGCGGCCTTCGTTTCCTGCTTTGGTTCGGCCGTGGCCGCCTTGACGGCGTACATAGCCGCGGTCTCGGCGTGGGTCATCGCCAGACTGATGCAACGCCCGATCTCGGGATCGTCCGTCTTGTCAGCCATGGCGTGGCACTGGTCGATGAACTTGGCGGCGGTGCCCTTGAGCATGTCCACCGCCGAGTTTTTGGTCGGGTTGAAGGATGCGCGCACGCGGCGCGCACCCAGGCTCAGCTCTTCGCTCATTTCTTCCCCTTCTTCTTGTCCGCACGCCGACTGATCGGCGTGTTCTTCTTCGGCCTGCGCTCGGCCTTCTCGCTCGAGCGCCGGCCCGCCGGCGCGACGAACTCGAACGTGAGCACGTCGCTAAGATCCTCGCCGCGCGCCACCTCGACGTCGACGATGCCGGCCTCGGCCTGCGTCGGCGGGCTGGCCGTCATGGTAGTCTGGTTGACAAACGTGGTCGGCAGCTCCTCGTCGTCGAACAGGATCACGCTGTTCGGCGTAAAGCCGCTACCGATCACAGTCAGCACGAAATCGACCATGCTGCCGAGATCGGCGCTGTCAGGCGAGATGTCGGAGAGTACCAGCGGCGGCAGCTCGGTACCAGGCGGCAGCGCAGAGCCGTCGCCAGGGAGCTGATTTGGCCCGGTGTCCGCGCCCGGGATCACATCCGAGCCCGGCGGCTCGTTGATGCTGTGCGCGCGAAGCGGTTCAGGCAGCTCGCTCTCCTCGGTCTTGGGTGGCGGCACACCGCCGGAGTTGCTCTCCGGCTGCACGATCGGCCCCGTTCCTGGCTCAGCACTGGGGATGTCGGGATTGACGTTGTCGCGTGTCAGCTGGCCGAGGTTGTCGCTCGGGTCGTCAGGTTTGGTGCGCTCGATGAAGTCGTGGTGCTGCTTCTCCTCGCGGATGCGCTCGACGAAGCCCTCCTCGTCCTTCTCGTGCTCGAGGCGCTGGCGCGGCGTGGCGTCCTTGTGAAGCTGGGCGCCGTCGTCGCGGGGGGCAGGACCGCGGGCGCCGCTTTGCCGGCTCCGCTCCTCGTCGTGCGCGCGTTTGCGCGAGGCGGTGTTCTCCTGCCGCTCCCGCTCGACCCGCTCCTCGTCGTGTGGCCTGGTCGCCATGGCGTCGTCTCCTTGTTAGGTGAAGGTCCAGGTGGAGGCCGCGCTCGGCGTGCCCCCGACACCATTAACCACCGTGACCTGCCGGGTTCCGGCAGTCGGCTTCTTGGGCGCGTTCGTGGTCAGCGACGTAGAGCTGACGTAGTTGGTGTTCTGCGCGATGCCGTCGACGTAAATCACGCTGTCACGCTTGAAGCCGGTGCCGGTGAGCGTCATCAGCACGGTACCGAGACCGGATGCGGTGTTGTTCGGAGCGGGCGTTCCGGTGATGACCGGCGCGGTGCCGGCCGAGAGGTAGGACGCATGGCTCGCGTTCGGCGTCGTGGTGTAGGAGCCGAGCACGCTCACCTGCTGGGTCGGGGCGGTCGCGAGAGATCCCGGCGAGGTGACCACCACCTCGGTGCCGGCGCCCTCATGCGCCACGCTGGTGGAGGCCGGAACCACGCCGCTGGCCGCGCCCGGATAGCTGTTCTCGGTGCCGCCGGCGGTGGCGCCGGATCCTGACGCAAGCGCCGCCGTATTGGCCGCCAGCGCGGTCAGCGCACCGGACGCGCCGTCGTCGAAGTAAGGCGGCGGGTAGTCCTTTGGGTTGATGTATGACCAGTTTTTCGGGTCGTTGTAGGTGTTCTTGGTAAAATTTGGCGGATTGGGCGAGGTCGCACCCGTGCAGCTCATGTTGGTGGGCGGCGTCGGGTTGGGGTTGGTCACGGTCAGCGCGTTATGGGCCATGTCGCCCTCCTTTCGGGTTGACTACCAGCGTCCAGGTATCACGACGAGACGACGACCCCACCGCATCGGACCGGGCTGCTTTTCATTGATGCGCAGCTCGACGCGCGGGGACAATAATACGAGCGCGCCGGGTTCGACAGCAAGTTTGTAGTGTTGCGGCACATAAAAGACGAGGTCGACCGGCCGCCCGGTGAGCAGCAGCTCGCCGAGCTCGGCCGCGATCCTGCGTGCCGAGCGCAACAGCACGTCAACGCCGGTGAGCGTCAGCGTGCCGTTGAACGCCGCCAGGGTGTAGGTGGTGAGCAGGCTCGCGGCGTTTCCGGTCAGCGTCAGCGCGCCTTGGGCGGCAATCAGCAGGCGGTTGAGCAGCAGGTTGGCGGTGTTGCCGGTGAGCGCGAGCTCGCCGGTCAGGACCGTCAGCGTGCGGGCGCTGCTGGTGACAAGGTCGACCGCAGTGCCGGTGAGTGCGAGCACGCCGGAGGTGGCGGCCAGGACGGTGCCGCGCAGCAAATTGGCGGCGTTGCCAGTGAGCGCGAGCGCGCCGGACGTGGCGGCTAGCACAACCCCGCGCAGGAAGCCGGCGGTATTGCCAGTGAGCGCGAGCGCGCCGGAGGTTGCGCTCAGGGTCTTCCCGCCCAGGAGGACGACGGGGTTGCCGCTAAGCGAGAGCGCGAGGGTGTTCACCGCCAAGCGCAGGCCGCGCACCAGGTTTGCGGCGGTGCCAGTGAGGGTGAGCGCGGCGGTCGTGACCGCTAAGGCAAAACCGCGCAGGAAGTCGACGGCGCTGCCGGTGAGCGCGAGCGCGGCGGTCGTGGCGACCAGGATTATGGTGCGCGGCAGCGCGGCGTCGTTGCCGGTGAGCGCCAGGGAGCCGGGCGTGACGGTGAGATTATAGGCGCCGGCGACGCCGATCGGCGTGCCGTTCCAGCGCGTGTAGCTGCCATCCGGCGGTGTACCGACAAACGTGTCGTCAAAATTAGCGGTGAGTTGGTTGCCTGCGAGGGCACCGTTGGTAGAGAAGCGCCACGGGCCGGTGATCGCGGATATTGAGACGGCAGATGACCACGCGGCGGCCTGCGTGACATTGCGAAATGCCACCGTCTGCGCCGTCTTATTGACCGCAATCGCTAACACCTCCCCCGCCACCGGAGCCGTGCCGGGGAGAACGGCTACGGGAACACTGTTGGTCGTAATTTGGGAGCCGAAGGCGGAAATGCCGTTGTTATCGCCGCCGATGAACACACCAAGATTGGCCGACGAATTGGCAAGACCCCAAGCTTGGGGAGCGCTTTGCACGTTGATCGTGGCCTCCGCGTACACCTTGGTCGCAGAGGCGGCGATCTCGTAGGAGAGCGTGGCCGCGTCGGTGCCGTTAGCCGTCGATGAGCGCGTGGCCGTCTTGTTGCCGTTCGACAGCGTGATGTTGGCGTGCGTGTAGGTCGGGTCGAACGTCGTGGGGATCGCCGTGCCGTTCCAGCGTGTATAGCTGCTGTCCGGCGGCGTGCCGACGAACGTGTCATCGAAGTGGAATGTTGCTTGGCTACCAATCGTGCTGAAGACGCTGAAACCAAAACGCAACGGCGTGTTCAGGGCGAACGGACTGGCGATCGATGCCGTCCACGCACTCGCCGTAGTGACGTTTCGAAACGTGATTTGTCCGGCACCGGCGTTGTAGGCAACGGCAACACGATCGCCGGCCACAAACGGAGCGTCGAGACCGTCTCCCTGCTCGGCGCCGTCCTTGTAGACACTGCCGTCGTCGAAATAAGCGACCGATGAAGCCCCGTGTGTGCCTGCGGAGCCGCCGAGTATGCCTGCTTCGACCGAGAAAGCATCGATTGTGACGCCGAAAACCCACTGCGCGGTGCTTCCGACGTTGGTAACAACCTCGGCGTAGACCTTGGTGCCGTCCGACGGTGTCGACAGCGTCGTGCCGTATCCGCTGCCGGATGTTCTGGTTGCGGTCAGGTTACCGTTCGACAGTGTGATCTTGGTCGAGGTTTCGGCCGGGTCGAGCGTCGTCGCTGCAATCGCACCCGCGTAGTTCAGACCGGCTGTGTTTCCCGTCAGCGCCAGCGCGCCAGCCGTGACGGTGAGCGTCTTGTGCGGCTGCGCGGGGGTGAGGGTAGTCGTGTTGCCGGTGAGTGTGAGCGCGCCGGTCGTTACCGTCAGCGGGTAGTTGGTCGGGCCTCCAGCCTCGTAGGTGAGGACGATGATGCTCTGGCCGCCGGTGCCGCCGGCAACACCTCCGGAGTAGGAACCACCGCCGCCGCCCGCGCCGTAGAGCCCGCCGTGGCCGCCTATGCTGGTCGTGCCAAAGCCGTTGCCGGTGCCGCCGGCACCGCCGCCACCGCCGCCGGAACCGTGCGTCGCGTCCCATTCGGTGCCGGTGGAGCCGTTGCCGCCGGGAGAGGCAGGGATATTGCCGTTGCCGACGCCACCGCCGCCGCCGCCGCCACCACCATCGGTCCCGGCTGCGCCTGCGGTTGACGCGGTGGAGCCTGATGTTCCGCCGGCCCCGCCGCCCGTGCCGCCGAAATTATGCCCGCCCGCGCTGCCATTGCCGGTGGAGTTAGCGGCCGCGGACCCGCCACCATTGCCGCCACCGCCGCCACCGCCCGCGCCGCCGCCGCTAATGCTTGCGCCACCGGCTGCTCCAGTACCGTTCGGCCCGCCAGCCCCACCACCGCCGCCGCCGTTCCAGCCGTTTGGAGAATTTCCGCCCGTGCCGCCGTCGTAGAGCGTAGAACCCTTGCTGTTTATGTCACGACCGCGAACGCCGCCAGTATACGGCCCGCCGCCGCCGTTACCGCCGCCCTGCCCGGCCTGGGCACCGACTAGCGATGCCGCAAGCGACGCACCATTGAACCAAGCGTCGGTGCCGTGGTTGCCGACGGCGCCTGACGGCCCGGTGCCGCCCGCGCCGACCTGGATGGTGACGACGGCGCCGGGCGTCAGCGCGGGGCTGGAAACCCTGGCATAGGCGCCGCCGCCGCCGCCCGCGCGCGCGCCGGTGCTCCCGTCGCCGCCGCCACCGCCGCCGCCCGCCCCAATGACCTCAATGGTGCTGGGGGTCGCGTAGTTGGCAGGCACCGTGTAGTCGGTGCCGGAGACGATGAAGACCCTGACGGCCATCTACTCTGGCTTTGGTACGGGGTAGGTCGGGACGATCGTCTCAGGGTAGGGGCCGGCGGGCCCTTCGCCCGCCGGAATACGCACCGCCGGCGCCCAGAAGGTGGCGGTGTCGCGGTCGTAGGTCTGACCCGTAGCGACGCCGGCGTAGGCCGGGATCAGGTCGTGCCGCTCGACCGCGTCGAGCGCCGGGTCCGCCAGGATTATCGCGGTGACGACGCCGTCGGCGTTCACCACCGCCACCAGCGGCTCGGGGGGCTCGATCGCGAAGGCCGCGCGCATCGCGCGACGCGCCGCGGGGAGATCACGCCCGCGCGCGGCGTCGGCGACGAGCAGGCCTTCGCCCGCGTGCACATGGATTGCGTAGTCGTAGTCCGGGTCATCCGACACGACGATGCGCCGAATAGCCTTGCTCTCGTCGCCGTAGATGATCCCGAACGTGTCGGTCATTGGATCGTGAAGGCCCCCGCGCTGGCGTCGAAGTCGACCGTGAGGCTCTCGCCCGCCGCCAGGGTGAGGCCGCCGACGCCGTAGTCGAGATAGCCGAACACCTTGTTGGAGGCTGAGCTGTTGTAGATGATGGCGTAGCGGAACGGCCCGATGCCGCCCGCGGTCGCGGTGAACACCGTGTCGGCGAGCACCAGCTTGAACACGCCGCTGGTCGTCGTGGCGCTCGAGGTGGTGAGCGTATTGCCGCCGGCGGTGTAGCCGTTGGCGGTCGCGGGGGGCGGCGCGACGGTCGTGTTCCAGACCGTGTCCGAGCCTTGCGTCGGCGCCGTGTTGGTCAGGGCGCACTTCCACACCGCCGTCTTATGGTTGTGCCCGGCGGCGGCGACCTCGTCGACGTAAGTGTGGTACTTGTAGAAGGCGCTAGTGGGCATTGTGCCACTCCTTAAAACGGGTTAAGCTAAACACATGGATGAGGCTGGTAAAAAGCTTGCGCTAAGCGAGATCATGGGCGCGGCCCACGCCCTCGCCGAGGTTGCCTGGCCGCGCGATGCCGGCGGCAATTCGGACATGCCGCAAGAGGCGGTACGGGCGCTCATCGACGTCCAAATCGCCGCCGCCAAGGCGCTCGGCCTGCCGGATGATCTCGACCTGATGACGGGCGATGCGCTGTTCGACGTCACTTGATGTCCCCCCACAGCCGGCGGATATTTTCCGCCCATTGCTCGTCAAAATACTGCTCGACCGGCACACCTTTGGTCGGCTTCTCCATGTGATAGCGCGGCTGGATGGCGACCTTTTTGCCGAGCGCCTTATTGGCTGCGTTGACCCGCGCTAGCCCCTCGGCGATCGACGGCGCCGCCGCCTCGAACGGGATCAGCGAAGCGAGCTGCCCCATGTGCTGGCCGGCTACGCCTTTGGAATAGCTCGGATGGGTCGTTTCGAGCAGTCCTTGCCCCGGGATATACTTTGAGATCGCCATCCCGGTGGTGTTGCGGGGCATCTCGATCAGCGCCGGCTCGGACGCGGCGTGGCGCACCGCGGCGACATCGGGGAAGCCCTTGGCCTGCCACTCGGCCAATGCCATACGGTTGGCCATCAGTGCCTTGGTGGTCATGCCACCCTTCAGGTCATTGATGTAGTCGCGAAACTTGTCGCTCTTCACACCGACCCAGTTCGGCACGTTCTCGCGCATCACCTCATCGAACGCCTTGGCATCTTTGGTGGTGATCTTCGCGGTCTGCAGCAGCTGCGAGAGCGGGTCCGCGACGTGGTGCGAGGCGTCGATGCCTTGCGGCGACATGGTCATCGGCATGATGTAGACCGGCTTGCCAGTCCGCTCGGTGAGCGCCATCGCCTGGTTATCGAGCCCGCGCGAGATCGGTGCTTCTGAGGCCGCCGCCATGCCGGGGTTGGCTTCCGGGAAGCCAACGCCACCGTGCAGCCGTACCGGATCGGCCAGTTTCAAGGCATCGACATGGGTCAACGTCTTATTCGCGGCTGAGAGATCCCACGGCGTAAAGATGCCATAGCCACCAACCAGGTCTTCCGGCTGCACGAACTTCGGCACCGGGTTGCGCGCATCGGTATAGCGGTGCTCCATCTCGTCGAGCGGCTTGCGCAGCTTGGTCCTGGAGATGGCCGACCACAGCCGCGGATCGCGCGCCCCGGCCTCAGCGTCACCCGGATTGAGCAACGCACCCAGACCCACGGCGGCCGTCTTGGCCAGCTTGCCGCCAACCGGCCCGCCGGCGACCATCAAGCCGGCGTCGAGCGGCGTGGTTGGCACGAAGAACTTCGCCAGCTCTTTGTCCTGCTCGATCTGCTCGTCGAGCGGCACGCCGCCCGACAGGTCGACCAGCGGCTTTTGGTCGATCTCCGGCAATGCTTCGAACGCCTGCCGCTTGGCGGCACGCTTGTCATAGTCGCCAAATACCTGCTCGGGGTGCGCCTCCACGTACTGCGTCAGATCGGCCAGGCCGCCCATACGAAACACATCACGCACGCTCGGGGCCGGCGCGGCCGGCTCCTGCGGCGGCAGCATCCAGTCGTCGAGGCGGGCGAAGTCACCGAACGCCATCAGTGTGCTCCCTGCTGCATGCCGAGCGCGATCAGTATCGCGGCGCCGGCAATAACCAACAGGATGTAGACCGTGGTGCGGATACTCACCGGATGGCCTCGCTGCCCAGCCAGACGATGGCGATGACCAGGATCACGCAGACAATCACGACCGCGCCGATCGCATACTGGCGCTGCTCTGGGGTCATGGCGCGCCGCTCCCCTGCGTGCCGGGATCGCCGAGGTACTTCTTCAGCAGCTTGCCGATCGCCAGCGCGCCATCGGGCTCGTACGGGTCGGTCGGGTCGACCGCGCGCTGCGCCTGGCCGAGGACGTCCTGGATGGCGGCCTGCTGCACCTTCGGGGGCGTGCCGATCATGGTCGGCGGCAACGAGCGCGCCGGCGGCACCTGCGGCATGAACGGCTTGGGGACCAGCGGGCGCTGCTGCTGCCCCATCTTCATCTGCCGCATCACCAGCTGCTGGGCGATGTCGTCGCGCATCATCGGCGCCCACCTCCCGGCGGCTGCATCAGCTTGAATTGTTGCGCTGAGCGCTGATCGGCCGTGCGCTGCTGCAGCACGGCGCGCTGGTCCTGCGCGCGCTGGGCGTCGGCCTGCTGCTTGGCGCGCATTGCGGCCTGCTGCATATTCGCCTTCTCGACGTCGCGCTGGCGGTCGAGGTTGGCCTTGGCGGCGTCGCGCTGCTGGTCGGCCTGCAGCTTTTGCATATCCATGTCGTGCTTTTCACGATCGTGCACCAGCTTGAGCTGGGTGGCCTGTTGTTTGCCACCGTCGTCGCCGCGGCGGCTGGAGATCTCCGCCATCTTGATCTTCTCGCTGCTGGCGACCTTCATCTTCTCGTGGCGGTCGCGCATCTCCATTTCCTGCTGCTTGAGCTGTGCATCGGTCTGGTCGCGCGCCTTGATGGCGTCGACCTTCATTTGCTCGATCTGCAGCGCAGTTTCGTTCTGCATCGTGGTCGGGTCTTTGCCTTTCGGCTTGCCCTGTTCGGCCTTCATCAGCTCGATCAGGTTGTCGACCGCGCCGTCGAGCTCGCGACCGGCGCGGTAGGGCGCGGTGGCGAACTTGAGCAAGGCGCCGCAGAACTCGGCGCTCTCCGGCGTCGCGGTCACCATCTGGCCGATCTGCGCCAGCATGGGCGTCAATACCTGGATGAACTCGGCCCTGCGCTCCTTCTCGCCGTTCTCGTCGATCATCACCGTGCTGTCGGTCTCGATGTCGAGCGTGAAGGCGCGTGACTTGTTGTCTTTTAGGAAGCGCATCACCTGCTCGAGCGTCGGCTTCTCGTGAATGCGGGTGAGCGCCTGCTGGCCAGTCTCGGTCGCCTGTTGAATTTGCTCCTGCGCCTGCTGCACGGCCTGCGGATTGCTCTGCTGCAGCTGCGCAAAGCGCGGATCTTGCTGCGCCTGCTCCCACTGCTGCTGCTGCTGCTCGAGCTGCTGGGTCAGCTCTTGGATCTGTTGTTGCTGCATCGCCTGCGTCGGCAGCTGGGTCTGGCTCATCTCGATCAGCGTCACCTGGCTGAACTCGCTGGTCATGATCTCGCCGGCGATCACCACCAGGTCGCGCGCGATGCGCACCAGCTCCTGCTGTTTGTCGCGGATGCGGGTGGAGCCAAACTGGGTCTTGAGCTCCTGCGCGCCGAGCGTCTCACGCGCGTCGGTTGCGCCGCGCATGATGTCGGCGAGGCCGGTGATCTGGTAGATGTCGTCGATGACCTGCTTGCGGATCGTCACCAGCTGCGTGACGGTCGCGGCAATCATATCGATCGGCATCCAGATGATGGTCTCTTTCGAGCCGCCAAAGGCGGCCCAATTCGAGATCGGCACCATCACAACCCCAGGTGTATTGATCTTGATGGCCGTCTCGATCGCCTCCGCGAGCTCACCGCCGCCGGCCGGGTAAAAACCTTTGGCGGTGAGTGCCTCGGTGAGCGCATGGATGCGACCCGTCAGCGTGTTCACCTCGTCGAGCTGATCCTTGTACTGCAGCACCTCGGGGACGGGGATCAGCGAGCCCGGCTGCACTGTCGAATAGGCCGGCTTGGGGCAGGGAAAGAAGCCCTCCAGCTTGAGGTGCGGCTCGTCCTCGTCGAGAATGTCCTCGGCGCCCTCGGCGACCCACACGACGCGCTGCAGATCCTTGTGCCAGATCTCCCAGAACTTGGCGCGCTCGCGGTTGTCGGTGCCGCCGATCTCCTCGGCGTCGCGGTCGACCTTGTACTCGGCGTCCTGGTAGGCGAGGCCGCTATACTTCTTGAAGCGGTCGCGCGCCTCCTCGCGGGTCAAGTAGCTCGCCGCCGCGACCCACGGCACCTCGCGCCAGTTGCGCGCCAGGCCGTGCAGGAAGTCGCGCCGGCCTTTGAAGTCGATGCAGACCTTCTCGTAGTCATAATTGCTGGCTTTACCCGCGGCCTCGTATCTGACCCAGGCAACGCCGCGGGAGTAGAGCACGACGTCGTCGCGCACCAGCTTCATCAGCTCGTCGATGCGCGTTAAGTCGAACGAGACGACGCAGCAGCGCTCCATCAGCTCGGAGGCGGCCTGGTAGACCGGGCGGCGGTCCTTGAACTTGGGGACGACCACAGGCACCGGCGCCTTGGCGTAGATGCTGGGCTTGAGCACCTCGGTGTTGGCCCAGAACATCTGAAACTCGCGATCGCGCGCCATCAGGGTGAGGCGATCGAGGTTGGCGTAGCGCTTATCGATGTTGTCGCAGTGCTGGTTCCAGTCCTCGAACGCCTTCTCGCTCTCATTGAGCAGGTTGAGCCAGGCCTTCGAACTCTTGGGCTCGAGCTCGGGGTTGAACTCGAGGTCGTCGTGGCGGGTATCTTCGTGATCGCTGTCGGCCATTATAAACTCACCATCTCGGTCAGCGTCATCGGGGACGTCCCCGGCGCCCAGGACGTCATATTGGTCTTGAGTTGGATGACGGGGCCGTAGGCCATGTCCGCCATCAGCTTCCCGTCTTTGACGTAGACGCGGACAATGTGGTCGGCGTTGATGTAATCACCGTTGACGCCGGCCAGGAAGCGTTTGACGACGTAGGTTGCACCGCTCATAGCCGCATGCCTCCGCGGCGTTGGTCGACCGGCGGCGGGATCACGAAGCCTTCCCGCTTGGGCGGCTTGACGATGCGCGGCGGGGCGCGGCGCCAGGACAGCGACATGTACCGAAAAGCGTCCGCCGGATCGGTGGTCCAGTCGTCGACGTGGTTCTTCTTGAACGTCTTCATGTCGTCGTCCCACTCGCGGCGGTACTGCTCGAGCGCCGAGAGGCCGTTGAGGTCACCCTCGCCGCAGCGCGGGTGGAAGACGCAGTAGGCGAGCGTCTGGCGTACCGCGTTGCGGCCGTCCTCGAGCGAGGCGTCGGGGGCGAGCGCCGGGTTAAGGCCGAGCTGGCGCATGGTTTCAACGCGCGTCCTGCCCGTGCCCATCTCCTTGACCATGGCGTCGTGCGGCACCCAGTCGGTGCCGTGGGTCCAGCCGCGCTCCTCGTAGATCCTGGCGATGTGGTCGCGGTAGTGCTCGAAGCCGACGCCCGAGGCCGTGTAGTTGTCGAGGACGTAGAGCTGCGCGCCAACCGCGCAGAAGAACCAGATGCTGGTGCTGTGACCGACCCCGAGATCCCACGCGCGCGAGACCGGCATGCCTTTCGGGGGCTCGATCACCTGGATGCGCTCCTCGTCGCGCACCGAGCGCATCTCGATCGCGTAGAAGCTGCCCAACACCGCGGCGGTCCAGTCGCAGAATAGCTCCTGCCGATAGGAGGCCATTCCTTGATCCTGGCCGTACAGGCTCTGCATCTCGGCCAGCGTTTCCGCCAGCGTCTCGTCGCTGAGCATGTCGGTGTCCTTGGCGGTTAATAGCTCGCAAAACCAGGACGGTGTTTTAAGCGCATGGTTGAACATATCGTACGCATGATTACGGCCGCGCGGTGTGGTGATGAATATCGCCCAGCCGTCGTTCTCCTCGAGCATGGGGCGCGTATAACCCCAGACGCTGGGATTGGAGAGCGCATACTCGCTGAACACTAACCCCGCGTAGCTCGAGCCGACCAGCGAGGTGTCGTAGGTGTCCGAGCCGAGCACCGCCCAGGTCGAGCCGTTGATGAATTTAATCGACATCGTGGTGTCGTTGGTCGAAGCGCGCAGCACGTGCGGGAACGCCTCGTCGATGCGTCGCTTACCGCTGTGCGGGTTGACGGCGTTCCAGATAGCCCTGCGGCCCTGCAGGAACTCGGGCAGCACGTGGCCGTAGTTGGCGACGCGATCCATCGCGGCGATGCAGGTGTGGTGCAGGCAGACGTCGTCCTTGCCGGCGCGCCGATGCCACACCGCGACCGCGCGCTTACCGCCGTCGCGCAGATAATTCCACAGCGGCATTTGATGCTCGCGCGGCGTCCAGTCGTCGTGCGGCAGAAATATCCGCATTTATTTCCTCGGCGCTTTAGACCCCTTGCCGATGTGCCGAACGATTATCTCGATCGCGCCCTGCTCTCCCGTGCCGACGTGCCTAATCTCTTGTGATGGCCGACCCCAGCCGCGATCGAGCAATATTTTATTAGCCTCGAGCCGCACGCCTTCACTCTTGCCATTCTCCGCCAGGCCCTCGATGCGGCGCATCGCGCTCGCCGTGTGAACGCGCGCTAACGACCGCACATCAACGATTTCGCGCGCTTTTTTAGGCACTTAATTAGGCGAAGCCCCTCCCTGTTGCAGCGCCTCGAGCTGCGCCCGCAACGCACGCAGGCGCGCGTCGATCGACAGCAGCTCATCCGCAATGCTGCTCGCCAGTATCGCCATATCAGCCAGAAGCTGCGCGCGATCGCGCCGCTTCTGGTGGTCGTTGATCGAGATGACGCGCAGCCCGGCCATGGCGGACCATGCCCGCGGAACTACCCAAACGTCAAGCCGTGCCGTGGGTTAGCGGGGCGGCGCCGGTACCAGAGGGCGGATGGCGTGCCGCTTGGCGGAGCCCAGTAGCAGCACCACCGCGGTCGGGATGGCTGTTTCACCCGTCGCGTAGCGATAGCCGGTCCGTTTCGAAACGCCCAGCCATCGGCCGGCCTGGGCGACGTTCATCCCCAGGCCGGCGATCGCGCGCAGATAGCCTTTGGGTGATAACATGCGCTCGCGCTGCCATTCCTCCTTAGCGTAGACCTCGGCGGCGTAATCTGACGTACTCATATGCGTGCTCCTTTGTTGGATAACGTCGCAGATAGTAGCCAAACAGGCTAGCTAGTCACTGCGACAATTTGTCATTTGACAGAACGTAGTCAATCTGGCAATGTCTGGTTATCGACAACGGAGCAAGCAGATGACCAACCTCTCCACCATCATCGACCAGATCGGCGCCCTCGAGGCGCAAAAGGCGAAACTCGAGCGCGAGGTCAAGGCGATGAAAGCCGCCCTCGAGGAGCTCGCGCCCGGCAAGTACGAAGGCGACCGCTTCGCGCTGTCGGTCTCCGAGTTCGAGACCACCACCTACGACAACGAGGCGATCCGCGCGCATTGCTCGGCCCAGCTGCTGGCGGCGCACCGGATCGTGAAGCCCTCCCGCCGCCTGGCGGTCACCGTCCGTAAAGACGCAATGGCCGCCGCATGATCGAGTACCTGTTCCCACCCCTCAACGGAGCCACCACCATGCCCACCGATCTCTCCATCATGCCGCCCGGCGCCAAGCGCCCCAACCCGCGCGTCATCGAGGGCCGCCAGATCCTCAGCCTTGTCGACCTGCGCGACTTCGTCGACGCCTGCATCGACGCCGAGGGCAATGTTGCCCTCGACGTGCCGATGGACATGCGGCTCGTCCAAACGTATAGCCGCTACGACCTCGAGGTCACCCGCTGGTGACCTAGTCCAGATCGTCCGCGCCGATCGCCCCGTCATCCGAAAGGGTGGCGGGCCGATACTTTTGCAGCACCGTCAAGGCGGCCTCGAACACGGCCTCGAAGCCGGCCAACCGCCGCAGCGCCTCGAGCCGTTCGTCGCGGCACGCCTCGATCTCGGTGATCAGCCGGCTGTTCGCCAACATCAAGGCGTCGACCTCGGCCTGGACGCCACGCCGGTTGGTCCGCGCCTCGTCGAGCTCGCGCCGGAGTGCTTCGCGCTCACCCTCGCTCTCCTCGATCGCCCGCATCGCGGCCTCGACCCGCTCTGAACGGGTTGGCGGCACCGCCGGGCCCGTCGTCAGGGGTGGCACATTCGGCGGCCCGTTCTCGGCCGTCATCCGCTTGCGCATCTCGTCCATCAATCGCACGTTATCCACGACGGCACCTCCAGGATTGATTGTTCCACACTGTCTTGAGCCCGTGACGCACGCACACCGCCTGCTCCCGCGGCTTGAACACCGCCCGCTCGACCGGCGCCAGCAGGGCCGCCCGCGGGGCTGGGGAGCCCGCCGGCGCGTTTTGCGCCCTTGGACGTACCAAATCACCCGACAGCACCGGGTACGAGCCTGGGATCGGTTTTGTCGGCGCGTCCTTGGGGTCGACGCGGATCGTCCGCACCAGTTTGTCGGTCGGGCGGCCCGTGAGGGTAGCGCTCCAGCGATCGTGGAAGGCATCGGCCGCGTAGGCCGGGTGCCGGTCGTGGACCTTGAAGTCGGTCTGCGCCGCCGCGGGTGTCAGTGCGCATGTCAGCGCGATTGTCAGTGTCGATATTCTCATCGTTTGCTCCGTTGTTTTGGGTATCAAAAAGGCGCGCGCGAGCGATTTGAGGTTACAGGTAGGGTTACATTAAATTCTCCTTTGTTTTCAATGAGGTTACATTAGTTACACTAGTTACATATAGAAGGAAGAGTAGTGGTTACCGGGAGGGGGGTAGAACATACAGGGAATACATGAATTACCACTTTAGGACCCACACCCGTAACCCGTAACCTGTAACCTACACTTTCCGGGCATAGCCGCGAACCGTTTTCCCCTCTAGTTTGAAGACCTTAGTATCCCATCCGAGGGCTCGCATTGCGTCCGCCAGCCGCTTGGCATGTGTAACCTGAAGGAGGTGTGATGGTATCCGAATAACGTGCTCGAAGATAACGGCCGTCGCAACCCGTTGCTCATCCTCCACCACATGCACTATTCCGTTACCGATATACCCCGCACCAGCCAACGGACCCGTAACCGACACTGGCGCCAGATTTTCAAGCATGGGCTCCCACGGATCGCGCACCCGCCGCGCCTCCTGTGCGATTGCCGCCGCGGGCCACAATGCCTCGTCGATTGTCAGGCTCTCGCCGGCGGCCTGCGCCGCGGCCGCCTCGCCCCATAACTGCAGCCGCGCGGCGCGTAGCGCGGCGAGATCAATGCGCCGCTCCATCTTGATTGGCCAGAACCGCCGGTTGCCGGTTTGCGATTGCAGATATTCGTCGTTGTTGGTCGTGCCGACCTCGATCGAGTGCCGCGGCTGCTCGACCAGGAAGTGCCCGTAAGCCGGCCGCGCCCGGTCGACCGCGCGCGAGGCGTACGCCTTGACGGTCTCGACCTCGGCCTTGCGCATGCCGGCCAGGTCCGCGTTCTCGTGGATCCAGACGCCGGCCAGTTGCTCGACCACCTCGCGGCTGGCGTGCCCGATAATGCGCTCGTCCGAGAAATTACCCTCGCCGGCCAGGACCGCCCACGCACTCGACTTGTTCCACCCCTCCGGGCTCTCCAGCACTAGGATGGTGTCGAACTTGCAGCCGGGGTTGCGCGCCCGCGCAACGGCCGCGATCATGGTCTTGCGCACGCAGGCGCGGGTGAGCGGTGTGTCGGGGCAGCCAAAGTAGTCGACTGCCATGCGGTCGAGCCGCGCCACGCCGTCCCAGTTGGCCTGCGCCTCGGCCAGCATCTCGGTCACCGGATTGTAGGGGTTCGCCACAGCCATCGCCACGACCGCATCGCGCACGTGCTTCTCGGTGAAGTCGCGCCCATAGGTGTCCGACACCCACACCCGCAGCAACATGACGCGGTTGTCGGTGACCTCACCGCAGAACGACAATAGTGGTCCACCTGCCGGGCGCCCGAGGTACATCTTGTTGTGAAACACGTCATACACTGCAACAAAACCGCCCGCCTCAATACCGAGCCGGGCGTTGTGCAGTGAGGCGCGCGGGGTGCCATTAGGGTAGATCTCGCGCCACTGCGGCGGTGCCGGATCCATCTCGATCCCGGCCTCGTTCAGCCGCTCGCCCAGCTTCTCGGCCGCTTTGCTGGGGTCCGCCTCCTTGGGGCAGTGCCAGGCCATGGCCTCGTGGTCGAACACACCAACACAGCGCGCCAGGTAACAATCACCCACCCGGCAGCGGCTGCGATTGGTGCCGCCGTCGATGAACGAGCCCGACACACGCAATTCGCCGCGCGTCGTGTAAAGGCCGACTAATTCCTCATAATCGATGTCGTCCGGGCCGCCGTCCGCGTCAAATCGCGTCGCCTCGTCGATGTCGTAAACCACCCCACCTTTATACTCGTGGGCGGCCTGGGGCGGCTGGCTCGGCTTGAGCCCGTGCGCCAACATGATCTCTTCGCACCGGGCGACCATCCGACCGATGTCGGCAGCCGGGAACTCAGGTAGCTCGGCCGCCGGCACCTCAAGGATGCTGCGGCCGTGGTAGCCGTACTCGCGCCCCGGGCTGTGCGCCCCATGCACGCCAATGTAGCGCTTGGAATTGGTGGTAAAGACCTCGACGCGGTGCCCGCTCGTGTCCTCCGGCGCGGCCGGGTCGAGACAGCGGAACGTGTTTAGGTAGCGGTGGTGCGTCGTCGCGCGGCCGATCAGCATCAGCTTGACCGCGCCGGAGTGCCGCCGCAGGCAGGTCGCCATGAACGCCGGCCACTCGCGTTCGAGCATCTGCACGATCGCGTCGGCGATCGCCGCGGTACGAATGTCGATGTCGATCGCGAACAGGCCGCCGCCATACATACGAACCGCCGCGGTGCGCCCGTTCCAACGTGCGATTGACGCTTCGTCATTTGGCAGCGTCGGCCAGCCCTTCGGCGGCTTGTCCTTGCCAGTGAACAACGGGATGACGTCGTAGCCGTTGGCCTTGATGCGGCGCCAGACGTCGCGATAAGCCTCGACGGGCTTGGGCTGCAGCATCAAATATCCTCCAACCTGACACGAAAGCCACCATCCCAGCGGAGAAGTGTGCGCCCTTTGTGCTGTTCTATGATGAAAATGCAGCTACCGTCATTGGCACACTGCACGCACGTCAGCCTGACGGGCGCAGTGTTATTTTTGTTGTTTACTGCACGGTCTAGATGCATGAACTGCCCTCCACAGTAAGGGCGACAGAGTTGCAGCATCGATTGTTTGTGATATGTATTGGTCAAGGTCTGTCTCCGGTTGTGCGGTGCAGATCGGGGCCGTTGGTGTCGCAAGCACCGCGGCCCCTGCTATTTCAGCAGCGCGTCAATATCCGCTGAATTTCGCACGATCGCAACCTCTACCCCTCGCGTCTTAAAATCATCGATATACTGCCGCTGGTGGGCGCTTACCCGGCCACCGCGCGGCCGTTTCACCTCAGCAAAAATAATCCGCGGGCCGGGTAGGATAATCAGCCGGTCAAAGAAACCGCGCCGCCCGATCACCATGATTTTCTCGCACACCCCGCCGCGTGCGATCACCCGGTCGCGCAGCGCACGCTCGACCACGCTCTCCTTGACAGATGGGCTTTTTACCATCAGGCTCTCCACAGTGAATTGTCAGATGGTAAAGGGTCAAAATGGCGAAGCATAGTTCGATCGTGGGCGGCTCGAACGCCGGCCGGCTGCTCAACTGCCCCGGCAGTCACCAGGCGATCCTCGCCCTACCGCCCAGCGCCGACATCCCTTCCGAGTACGCCGAAGAAGGCACCGCCATGCACGCGGTGATGCAAGAGCTGATGGCGGTGCGCCAGCAGGGCATTCCCGTCAACGAACTGCCCGGCATCGTCCGTTCCTGGATCACGCGCGACTTTCACGATCGCAAGCTCACCTATGAGCACTACGATACCATGATCGAGCCCGCGCTCGCCTGCCTGGCCGAGCTTGAGGCGCAATACGGAGGTCATTTCGAGGTTGTCGGCATCGAGGCGCGCGTCAAGTTTCCGCGCCTCGCCGGCGCCTTTGGCACGATCGATCTCGTGCTGCAGAGCGACACCTGCGTGCTGCACGTCGACTGGAAATTCGGCGCCGGCGTCGGCGTGCGCATGGTCTACGACACGAATGATGGGGCTTACGTCAATCCGCAGCTGATGTTCTACATCGCCGCCGCCAAGGCAACGCAGCCAAGGTGGTACGCCGGCGGGCGTCATATCGTGGGTGCCATCATCCAGCCGCGCGGGGTCGAGCCGCTCACCCACACGCAGATCGCGCGCGTCGAGGTCCGCCAGTTCGTCGATGACGTCGAGAACGCGGTGTTGCTCGCGATCGGCCGCGCCCCGCCGCGGGCGCGCGGCGAGCACTGCCGCTGGGCCCCCTGCAAGGTGGCGTGCCCGCTCTGGACCGGCGCGCTGCTCGACCTCTCGGCGCTCGCCGATGTTCCAACGCCCGCGCGCGAGATGAATGCGCGCCCGGACATCCCCTCCGCCTACGGCGCCTACTTGGCGCGTGCCAAGGTGCTGGTCGACAGCCTGGCGATGTTCAAGGCCGACATCGATCGGCAGATGCACAGCTACCTGGAGGCCGGCGGCAAGATCCCCGGCTGGCGCCTCAAGGCCAAGACCAAGCAGCGCCAGTGGATCGAGGAAAGCCGCGTCAACGAAGTGCTGACCCGCATGGGCTTCCCGCAGGACGAGATCTGGCAGCGCAAGCTGGCGACGTTCCAGTCGATCGACGCCTACGCCAAGCGCAAAGGGGTCAAGATACCCGACCACCTGCGCGTTACACCGGAGACCACCGAGACCACGATCGCGCGCACCGATGACCCGGCCCCGGTGGTCGAGCCGCACGTCGCGATCGAGCAGTTCCGCGAAGCGCTTAAGGCGCTTTCGGGAGACGCACCCGCCGTCCGGCTGGTGCGATAGTCAAGAGGCAATAGGAGATAGTCAAAATGGCTAACAACGGCAATTCGCTTGCACTCCCCGATGACTACGCCGCCCAGCTGATGAGCGGCATCGCGCAGGCGCGCGCCGTCACTAAGATCCCTGGCTTCGGCGGCAAGGACCTGCTGCGGATGAACGAGAAGGACGGTACCTGGAACTTCGGTCAATCGAAGGAGGATGTGCAGAAGGGCTCGCGTTGGGTGATCAACACCCGCTCGATCCAGCACGGCTATACCTGCTGGGTGGAGCGCGGCAAAAAGAACGAGCTGGCGCTCGACGCCATGGTGCCGGTGACGCAGGACAAGGGCGTCCAGCCGCCCCCGATCGAGGGCAAGGAGTGCAAGGACACCCGCTCCTTCGACCTCAAATGCCTCGACGGCGCCGACAAGGACCTCGAGGCGCACTACAAGAGCGCCTCGCTCGGCTGCATCCAGGCCGTGGATGTCCTGATGGGCAAGATCTACAGCCAGGTCGCGGTCGACCGCGTCTACTTCTGTCCCGTCATCACGCTGGAGAGCGAGAGTTACTGGAACGCGAAGTGGGGCAAGGACATCTACAAGCCCATCTTCCGCCAGATCGGCTGGGCCAACATGAACGGTGAGATGGCGCCGGACGGACCCGCCCAACCGGCCCTGTCGCCGGAGCAGCCCAAGCCTGAGCCGGTCAAGGCTGCGCCGGCCAAGCCCGCCAAACCCCCGCTGGAGGCCGTCCAGCCGGCCGCTGAGGCGGTTGTCGAGCCGGTCAGCACGGTACAGGCCCGCGTCGGCCAACGCCGCCGCCCTGGCCCGCGCTAGGGCTTTGTCGACACCCCCTCCCGGACTGGGAGGGGGTATAGGCTTTTTTCTCGACGGAGCACCCATGCACGACGACCGCGCCGCCGGCGCCACCTTCCCGCTTGAGCGCGTCGGCTTCATCGATTTCGAGACCCGGGGGCTGCTTAACCTCAAGGAGGTTGGCGCCTACCGTTACGCAACGGAAGCCAGCGCGATTGTGCTCGCGTATGCGATCGGCGGTGGCCCGGTCCGAGCCGTGGATAATCTATCGGATCAGCTGCCCGGTGAGATCTGGGAACACCACAAAAAAGTGGTCGCCGGCGAAGCCGTCTGGGCCGCCTGGAACGCCGGGTTCGACAAGGCGATCTGGAACTTCGCAACGGACGGCTTCCCGGTGATGGAGCCGTGGCACATCATCGACGTGATGGCGCAGGCGGCCGCCTCCGGCCTGCCGCCGGACCTCGATATGGCGTCGCGCATGGCCGGCGGCGGCATTCAGAAGGCTAAAAGCGGTACCGACTTAATCAAGCTGTTCTGTCTCCCCGACAGCAGAGGGGCCCCCGCCACGCACCCGCATGAGTGGGAGATGTTTCTCGACTACGCCAAGCAGGACATCGAGGCGATGCGTGCGGTGTTCCTCGGCACCCGACAACTTCCTCTCGCGGAATGGCGCGAGTACTGGGCGATGGAGGCGATCAATGAGCGCGGCGTGGCGGTCGACCTGCCGATGGTTTCGCATGCTGCGAAACTGGCGGCCGAGGATGCCAGGCGCTCGCGCGCCGAGCTGTCCACCCTCACCGACGGCGCCATCACCTCGGTCGACCAGGTGCAGCGCATGGTCGCCTGGCTGCAGGCGCGCCTCCCGGCCGAGGGGCGCGAGATGCTGGTCAAGCGCGCCGAGGAGGTCGACGAGGACGGCGTCGTCACCAAGGCCGCCAAGCACGAACTGACGCGGCGCAAGGTCGAACGGCTGATCGCATTCTGTTCGAACGGTTTGAACGATTTGAACGATTTGAACGCCGTGTTGCGCCTGCTGCAGATCCGGCTCTACGGCGGTTCCAAGACCCCGCAGAAGTTCGCCAAGATGCTCAGCCAGCACGTCGACGGGGTGCTGTTCGGCCAGTATGTGTTCAACGGCGCCGGCCAGACTGGGCGGGCGAGCTCGCGCGGCGTGCAGGTGCACAATCTGGCGCGCGACACGCTGGAGAACGAACACGGAACGATCGAGGCGCTACTGTCCCTATGCTCCTATGCGGGCCTGGCGGCGCTTTCGGACACGCCGGTCGCAAGAATTTTATCGCTGCTGATCCGCCCGGCTTTCGTGGCCGGCGAGGGCCGCACCTTCGTGTGGTCGGACTGGTCGCAGATCGAGGCGCGCGTGCTGCCGTGGCTCTGCGATCATCACGCTGGCGCTCGGGCCCGCCTGCAGATCTTTCGCGACGTCGACGCCGACCCGGGCGTGCCCGACCTCTACACACGCACCGCCGCCGCTCTCAGCCGCGTGCCGGTTGACCAGGTCACCAAGCCGATGCGCCAGCGCGGCAAGGTGGCCGAGCTCGCGCTGGGGTTCTGCGGCGGCGTCAACGCCCTGCTGGCCATGGCGGCCGGCTACGGGCTGCATTTGTCCGCCGAGGAAGCCAAAGAGATTGTCGACGCCTGGCGTCTGGAGAACCCGTGGGTGAAGGCGTTCTCCCAGGAGCTCTGGGCTGCCGCGATGGTCGCGCGCGACCTGCCGGGCGTGACCAAGCACGCCGGCCGCGTCGCGTTCACTTTTTTACCGGATTACCTCGGCGGCTCGCTCGTCTGCACGCTGCCGTCACGCCGCGTGCTGACCTACCGGGCCATGCACACCGAGATGCTTGACGTGCTCGACGACGACGGCGAGCCGACCGGCGAGAAGAAGGAGGAGATGACTTTCGCGCGCGGCTACGGCCGGATGAAGCTATGGCCGGGCATCTTCATGGAGAACATCACGCAGGCGACCGCCGCGGACTTCCTGCGCGGCACGTTGCGTCGATTGGAGGATGGCTGCGCCTTCGACGTGCGGCTCCACGTCCATGATGAAATTTTAGTGGAGTGTCCAGAAGAAGCTGCGCCGCATGTCGCAGTAGAATTACGTCGTATCATGCGGCAAGGTTTTGATTGGTCTGATGGCTTGCCAGTCATGAGCGAAGAGACGATCGCTTATTATTATTCCAAGAACGAAGAGACGACCGTCCAATGGGAGTAACAACACATGAGCCACGAGCAAATCGAGAAGCTACTAGAGCTGCTGGACAGCATCGATACGTCACTGAGCGTGATGGCGGACTACACCGAGAAAATCGCGCTTCGTTTTGAGGAGGCGACATTCTTGGACGAGCACGGTAACCGCTACATCAGGGTGCCGGGCGAATGAGAACGCCTAAAGATCTGCGCCCCTACCAGCAGCGCATCGCGACTGCGCTCTACGAGAACGACGAGCAGCTCTGCGTGCTCAGACCTGGAGGGGGAAAAACGGCCGCGGCGCTGACCGCGATCGCGGATCTGCTGCGCGACAAGGTCATCCGCCACGCCCTGGTGATCGCGCCCAAACGGGTGGCGTGCGTGGTGTGGCCGGACGAGATCGAGGAGTGGGCGCACACTAATCAGCTGAGCTATTCGATCCTCAACAACGCGCCGCTCGAGCGCGCGCAGCTGCTGCAGTGCTGGGGCCTGCGCCACATAACCCTCATCGGCCTTGATCTGGTGCCATGGCTGCTCGAGCAGATGGACGACTTAGCCCCCGACCACATGGCGTGGGACCTGCTGGTGATCGATGAGGCGTCCAGATTACGCAACCCTTCCGGCGTGCGCGCGCGCGTGCTGGCCAAGCAAGCGCATCGGTTTCGGATGATCTGGGGGCTGAGTGGCACACTGCGTCCCTCGAGTGCGCTCGACCTGTTCATGCCGGTCCGGATCGTCACCCGCGGCAAGTTGTGGGGCAGATCTTTCGGACAATGGCAGCGCAAGTATTTCTATCCGACCGACTACATGCAGTACAGCTGGAAGCCGCTGCCCGACACCGAGACGAAGCTCAACGCGGACATTGCGCCGCTGACCGTGATGGTGGAAGAGGGCGAAATGCCTTTGGTTCACCCCACCATCGTGTTCGATCGCGTACGGCTGCCGCACGACGTGCGCGAGAAGTATGAGGATATGCGCAGCAAACTGGTGGCGAACGTGGAGGGCGAGCCGCTGATCGCGGCGTCCGCCGGCGTCGCCACCGGCAAACTCGCGCAGATGGCGAATGGCTTTGTTTACGACGCGAACCAGAAGGCCGCGCACCTGCACGACGCCAAGATCGAGTGGCTGGAGGACATCGTCGACAACGCGACCGACCCGACGCTGCTGATCTACGAGTTTCGCGATGACCTGGAATGGATGATGCAGATCGTCGAGGACGCCACCAAGCAGCCGTTTCGCTACCTCGGCGGTGGCGTTTCTGACAAGCAAGCGGCGGAGAACATCACGGACTGGAACGCTGGGAGACTAAGGTTTATGGGGCTTCACCCCGCCTCCGGCGGGCACGGCCTGAATCTGCAGCACGGCGGCGCCGACATGGCCTGGCTCTCGCCGTGTTGGTCGCCGGAGTACTGGGAGCAAACCATCGCGCGCATCGCGCGGCCGGGCCAGACGCGCCCCGTCGTCGTGCGCGTGTGCATCGCGGACGACACGGTCGACGGGTTGAAGGTCAACCGCGTGTTTTACAAGATGTCAGCGCAAGAGGCGTTCGAGGCCTGGCTGCGCACCTGGCACAGCAAGCAAAAGGCCGCCTAGTGCAGCGTCTCTTCCTCCCACTCAAGGAGCTCGACCCACCCCTTCATCGCGTCCCACACCGGGTGCTTCTCAGGGACCGGCGTCGCCACCGGCCACAGGAAATAGACGCCGGCGCGATTTCTCGCGGTGAATAGCATGACGCGCATCGTACTGCCGGCCGGAAAGCGTCTGAGCACGGTCTTTTCCATCTTTTTGGACACGAGATAAGGCTTGTTTGGCTCGGCCGGGTCGAAGGCCAGTAGCACTTCGCGCCGCATGGTCGGGTCCGGGTTGACGGTCACACACTCACCCAGCTTTGGCCAACGGCAGCCGTCGACGATTGGGTTCGGCTCTTTGCTCATCGGGGCGCTCCTCGCGGGTAGACCACCGTCTGGTGATGGGGGCACCAGGGCATCCCGCGCGCCGTGGTGTTGCCGCAGTAGGCGTAGGGTGGCCGATCGCCGAATGGGAAATGGCACACCCCCTGACGCAGCTGGTAGATCGTGATCCGGATGCAGCCGGTGAGGATGGGCGTATCGACGCGCCAGGCCGTCGCAACCACCGGACGAGGCACTAACTCGGGGGTACTTGATGCCCGCTTTTTCGGTTCCGGCTCCGGTTTCGGTGTCGAGCGCGGGCGCTGCTCCAGTCCCAGGCGCCGGCCCTTGCCGATGCAGGCGTTCTTGGTCAGCTTGAGCCCGAATTCCTGGCTCAGCATATCGGCGATCTGTTTGAACGAGCGCTTGCCGCCACGGTGCAGCGCCTTGAACCGCGCGATCAGCTTGTCGTCCCAGTCCACGCCCGGTTTCATCGTCTATCATCCCAAAGCCGGTCTTCGTATCCGCACACGCAACAGCGCCCGTCCATGTTGCGCCAGTCGTGGCACCCGAGCCAGCAGAGCATTCTTGACAACCAGTTCATTTGTCCTCTCGGCCGGCTAACGCCGCAGCGATCTCCCGGTCTGTAGACCGATTGATCTTCTCGATTTGTGCGCGGTAGGCGGAGGCGGCTTGGTCACGGCCGGTTAACGCCTCAATCATCCGCCTACACGCCGTCTCGTCCCGGCGATCTTGAAGCAGTTTCTCAATCATTGCCCGCAGCCGCTCGATCTCTTGGGCGCATTCCTCCAGCGTCACGGGGACGTGCCCTGTGGTGTACCGTTTGTCCCAGCGCGCCCGCTCCACGATGTCCATTTCGTCCTTCATGTCGGGTGACGGCCGTTTCGGCGTTTCATGTACGCGCGCACCCGCGCGACCGTGTCGCGGCGCAGCTCGCGCCCGGCGCGCAGCCGCGTCAGCAGGTGCCCGTCGTTGAGCGCTTCGATGCCGAAGCGTGTGTCGTGCAATCCGGTGCGGATACAGTAAGCGCGGATCTCGGCGAGCAGCTTGGCCGTGTCGGGGTGTAGTTTCATGCGGCCGTGTCCGGCGGCTCGGCGAGCGCACGCAGGTGTCGCCGATTACGAAACCACCACTGAATGTAGAGGGGCGCCCAGTTGATGTCCGGGTCTGGGTCCGGCAGTGCGCTGAGCATCAGGCGCAAGCGCAGGTTCTCGCTCCGCGCAGCCAACAGCAGGGCGTCTTTTTCGGGCATGGCGGGCTCCGTTAATGATTTAATCATAGACGAATGGCATAACTCCCACTATCGTAAACAACGGAGCACGGCAATGACTGAATTAACCGACCGGATGCGGACCTGCGCGGCCTTCATCCTGAGCCGCCCGCACGATGGCGCCGACGCCTACCTGAGCGACGCCGCCAATCTGCTGCTGGAGGCGTCCAACGTGATCGAAGCCGCCCCGCCACCGCTCGGCGAGCCGATGGATATTATCCCGCCTCCCGTACCGCTGCCGGCGCAGGACCTGCAGACGACGCCCAAGGCAGGCTGGACCACCACACAAGACGTGCGGTCGGTGCCCAAGGCGGTCTGGACCACCAATGCCGGCGACCTGCCGCCGGTGCCGAACAGCCGCGGCTACCGCCACCCGCGCGTCTGCCCGTCCTGCGACAGCCGCGCCACCAAGCGGGTGTTTCGCCACGAGAACAAGGTGATGCTGGCGTGTCCGGTGTGTGCGACCGCCTGGGAGTATGTGCCGTGAGCAGTCTGATGATCGCGACCACCGTCGAGGGCCTGGTGGCCCTCGGCATCTTCCTGATGCTGTTCTTCTACATGGGGCTGATCGGATGAGCCTCACCACGTGGATGGCGAACCGCTGGGACGACGCCGCGCGCGCCGATCTCGCGCGCCGCTGGATCGCGGGCGAGACGCAGCAACAGATCGGCGAGAGCCTGAATACGACAGCGTCGACCGTGTGCCACCAGATCATGCATTTCTGCAACGACTGGACCGACGCACATGTGCAGGGACACGTCTACGCCGACAACCGGCGTGCCGTCGCCTTGGTGGCGCTGCGCAATTATTTCTTCGCGGTCGACGAGCCGCTGGTGCCGTCGCCGGTCTGGCGACGCTTTGACCGCTACAACATCACCGATGAGGATTACTTCGCCGCCCGGCGCGAGCATATGTGGCTGCTGCGCGCCGAGGGGGTGACCTACACGGCCATCGGCAAGCGCTGCAGCATCACCGGCGGGCGCGCGCGGCAGATCATCAACCGATTTGGACGCGAGGTGCGCCGCAGCCTGCGCGGGGCGCGGTTTCGCTGGGAGGAAACGCCCCGCCGGGACTAACGCCTGAACGGACCCGGCGGGGCGGTCGTCAACAACGAAGCGAGGAGGTTGTACAGAACTTGACGCTCGACAGTCAAACCAGGCCGCGTCACACTGGCGCCGTAAATGTGACGTCACAACGAAGGAACTACCTTCCATGAAAAAGCTACTTCTGGCTGCCGCGTTGGCGGCCTTTTCCAGTCCTGCCTGCGCCAATCTCATCCTGTTTGATAACCCCAATCAGCCCAACGGCGGCACCGCCGTTGAGCAATCCTACGTTGACATCGGCGGCATCGGCTTTGGCGCAGCGCCGCGCGTGCTGACGCTGCAGACCGCGCCAATTCAGACCGGATCGTCCGACCCTAGTGCGCCAGGCGGCGTGACTGGCGACGCCATTTCGGGGGCCGATAAATCCTCGACGCCGACGCTCGGCGATCTGAATTGGGGCGGTGCCAGCCAAGTCGCGATCGGCTACAACTCCAACCAGACCGGCAACTCCGGCATCACGCTAAGCCAGCTCTCGCTGCGGCTCTACAACAGCAGCAATACGCTGGTCGGCACGTTCTCCACGGCGGGCACGATCCAGTTTACCGAGAACGACCTCGACTTGCAGGAGGGCAACGGCACCGGCCTGTTCATCTTCACGCTCGACACTGCGCAGCGTATTGCGTGGAACGCGCTCAACCCGACCAGCAGCTACAAGATCGGGCTGTTCGCCAGTATGGGCTGCGACGCGCCAGGCGGCGGCTGCCAGCCGTCGAACGACGGTCCCGATAGCTTCCTCGCCATCGCCGGGCTGACCCCGGTCATCAACCCGACCTGCCCGGACTGCACCCCGACCCCACAGGCGGTGCCCGGCCCGATTGTCGGCGCCGGCCTTCCTGGCCTAATCGGCGCATGCTTCACTCTCATCGGCCTCGCCCGCTATCGGCGCAGGCGCAACGCGGAGGTCTAATCCATGCGTAAGCTTTTGCTCGCTATGACGGCCCTGCTGACGCTCACGGCGTCCAGCAATGCGGCGGTCTTCAACATCCTGGCGCCTGACCCGACCAGCCAACAGGGTAACTTCTCGCTCACCCCTGGCGCTGGTCCGTTTGACGATCAGGTCACGTTCTCGATTACGGGGCCAAGCACCTTCACGATCGCCAACGCCACGAATACGTTCGCCGCACCCGGCGATGAAATACTGAATTGGCAGGCATCGATCTGGGACAGTGTCGACGGCATTCTCCAGAACGGCAACGACGTGTTGCTGTTCGGGCCACAGGCGGCGCAAGCTTGCGGCGTCACGCCGAACTGCCAGATTGTCGGCGGTTCGGGTTTCCTCAACGGCCCCAGCCTCTTCTATGCCGAGTTTACCGGCATCGGCTCCGGCACCTCAGGCTACAGCGGCAACATCTCGACGCAGGCCGTCCCCGGGCCGGTGGTCGGCGCAGGCATCCCCGGCCTGTTGATGGCGCTGGGTGGCCTGTGGGGCTGGCGACGTCGTCGCCATCCGCACGTCTAAGCCCCCCAGCCCCGACGTGCAGATCAGGGCCCCCCATTTTCTTCGCCGGATTTGGGGGGCCTTTGTCGATTGGGGCGACCGGGACGTCTACCGCGCGGTGCGTCGCATCGACTTGGTGCTGATCGCCGCTGGTGTGTTCTGCGCCGCCTACTACGGCTGGCACGGCGGCTGGCTCGCCGCCCTGACCGGCGGGCTGCTGTTCGTCTTCATCCTGATGATCGCGCTCTGGTTCCTGCGGCCCTAGCCGCGGATCGGCGCCCCGAAGGCGGCCCAGCCGAGGATCAGCAGCAGGATGAACAGCAGCAGGTTGCCCCCCGCCGGCTGCCATTGGCCGCCTTGAATACCCGGCCAGTTCTGCCACAGGCCGAACACCAGCCACAGCAGCATCAGGATCCAGAAAATCAGTCCCAGGCTCATGGCTATCTCCTGACGCCGCAGCGCGCGGCCTGCAGCTGGTTGCGCGCCAACGCCCGACAGGCGGCCTCGGCGTTGATCGCGTCGATCTCGGGTCGCGTGTAGAGCTCCGGAGGCCTCACCACGACCACGGCGTCGGGTACGCCGTAAAGTGCAGGATCAGCGCCGCGGCCGTAGCCATAGGGGCCGATCGAGGCGCAGCCCGACAGCAGCAGCGTGAGCGCGATCGCGCGGATCATTGGTTCAGTTTCGCCTCCAGCAGCGCGATGCGCCGCTCCTGGTCCTGCATCTTGGCCAGCATCAGCGTCACGATGGCGTTGTAGTCCAGCCCTCGCACCTGCTTCTTGGCGCCCGCGCGCAGGGAGTGCCTGATCGGCTCGCCTTCCGCGCCACGCTCGTTGACGTAGTCCTCGCTGCCGTGACCATACATCACCAGCCGCGGCTCGATCGCCTCGACTTCCTCGGCGATCAGCCCGAAGTGGATCTGGTCGGGGTCGTCGATCGGACACTTCGATCGAAACGTCACCGGGCGGAACGCCATCAGCTTGTCGGAGGCATCGCGCGGCATGTCCTGGATGTCGGCCTTGTAGCGGGCCGAGGAGATACTCTCGCATATGAAGCCGTTGGTGAACGACCCATTCACGCCGTTGGCCGTGACCGTGTGGTAAGGCAGCCAGAGGTCGATGGTGCCTGCCCCGTTGGTGCCGTAGGCGGTGAACTCCGCGGCGCGCAGGCCGGCCGAGCTGTCGTCGATGATCAGGTTCGTCCCCGCGCCATAGACGCTCCAGGTGCGCGACCCGGAGTTGGTCACCAGGCTGCGCGCCGCGCTCGAGGTGCCGCCGTTGGCGGGGGCAGACCCTGCGCTGTTGGCGTAGTTGGAATTGGTGGCGTAGTCGGCGCTGCCGCCACTGGCCGGCGCCGAGCCGGCGCTGGTGGCGTAGCCGGCGCTACTGGCGGACCCGGCACTGGTGGCATAATTGGCGGTGCCGTTGAGATTACCGTTGAAGGTGCCGGCGGTGACGTTTCCGCCGACGCTGAGCCCGCCGTTCGGCATCGAATAGTCGGTGCCGTTGTAAAACAGATAGTGGTCCCCGGTCCCGAAATAGATCACGCCCGTCAGGCCGCCGGAGCGGACGGCGCGGATGTCGCCCGCGGCGTTGATAGCGCCTGAGTTGATAGTGCCTGTGTTGAGGCCGCCCGAGGTGATCAAGTTGCCGTTGGTGTTGATCGAGCCGGAGCTGATCGCGCCGGTGGTGAGCGAGGTGGAGGCGAGATGCCCCACCGTCGTGGCGCCGGCGTTGAGTGTGCCGAGCGTGGTCGTGCCGGTGACGCCGAGCGTGCCGGTGATCGTCAGGTTACCGGTGATGGTGCCGCCGGTGTTGGGCAGCTTGTCTCCGGCGTCGAGCTTCCAGGGGCCCCAGGTGGTGGTCTTCTGGCGAATGTAGTTCAGCCCGCTGACAACATCGCGCGCCTCGACCGTGATGTAGTTCGGGTCGTTGTTGGCGCTGTAAGCGATCCCGCTATAGGTGCTGGCTCCCGGCGCCGAAGTGGCGCCCGGCCCCGACCAGAACGAGCCGTTCTGCCAGACGTGGCTGTCGTAGTTGGTGACCGTCTGCATGGCGGTCTCGGCCTGCAGGTTGGCGCGCGCCTGCGTGGCGCTGGTTGCCCCGGTCCCGCCCGCAATGACCGGGCGCGGGGCGTTCAGGTCGGTCTCGACGTCGCCCATGATGCCGTTATGGACAGCGCTTTGGATCGTCGTTCCCGCAGTCACGTCGGGGAACGGCTTGGTGTATATCCCGGCTCCGGTGCGCGGCATGGGCGGCTCCTATCGACGCGGGTTGACGGTGATGCGTAGCGGCTCGTCCTCGACGCTGTCGACCTGGCCGAACCCTTGGCCGACCAGGCCGGCCGTGATGGCGTCGCGCAGCATCTGCGAGCCGTGCTTACCAGGCTCTTCCATCGCGGCGTTGGCGACCCTGTGCGCATAGAGCGGATTGCGCTGGCGTACCAGGTCGAGCGCCCGATCGAACGCCTTGGCGCTCATCCGGTTGGCGCCGCCCTTCATCGCCATGCCGAGGAGCGGGATGGTGGCGCCCACCGCGGTGCCCATCACGGGGTCGTCCTTGAAGTAGTGGCCGGCGAGGCCGCCGGCGCCGCCGAGCACCGTCGCGGCGGCGATCGGACCGCCCGGCGTGCTGGATCCCGACAAGAGGTCGCCGGCCGACTTCAGCAGGCTTTGCCCGCGTCCGGGCGTCACCACGTCCTGAAAGGCTTCGCGCTCGGCGGCGTTAAAGCCGCGCATGCGGTTACGCCCGGCCGCGGTGGCGGGGTCGATGAAGGTTGCCAGCTTGGACGCCTGACGCTCCGCCAGGTTGCCTTCGCGTCCGGTGGCATTGCGGGCGGAAGTCTGCAGGTTCTCGACCGCGCGCGCCCGCGCGGCGCCGGCGTGGCTGTCGGTGGCGATGCGCGCGGTCCGCGCTGCTTCAGCCGCCTCGCGCTCGAACCCAGGCCGCACCGAACCCGGCGGCGGCGCGGCGAGAAACTCGTCGATCATATTCTTGACCGTACGACCCGCTTTGATGTCTTTGCCGGCGATCGCCGGGATCTCGTTAATTGACTGCCGCACCAGATCAAATTGCGCCGGCGTGACCGACTGGCTGGTCGGCCAGTTGTCGAAGGCGCGCAGCCGCTCGACCGCGCGGGTTGAGGTCGGCGTGTAGGTCGGGTCAAAGTTCTGCAGCCGCTGCGCCACGCGGTCGCCGAGCTGCCGCGCGGCCGGGCCCTCGTACTGCGCCGGGCTGGCGCGCAGCATGTCGTAGCCGCGATCGGCCACCCGCTGCGTCGCCGCCGAGGCCGGCGCCTCCGCGGTGGTCCGCATGCCCGGATTGCGCGGCCCCAGGATGCTGCCGAAGGTGCCGCCGAGCGCGCCGCCGAGGGCGCCGCCGGTCACCGCGTTCTTGACGTAGTCGGACGGCACCCCGCTGTAGGTGGTGCCGGCGCCCTGGCCGGCGCCCACCGCCGCGCCCTCGGCGCCGTAGCCGACCGCGCGCGCGATCGCTGGCCGCAGGCCCGCCTGGAGGCCGCGCGCGGCCAGCATGCCGCCGCCAAGCCCTGGGATAGCCACGCCGCCGGCGACGTCGCCGGCCACCGAGGCGATCGGACTGCGCTCACGCGCGGCCTCGGATTTTTTCACCTCCGCGGCGGTACCGCCGGGATTGGTCAACCCGGCGAGGCGGTCCGCCATGCCGAAGGAGAGGACGTTGGCGGCCGCGCGCACGGCGTCGTCCGCGGTCTGGCCGTAGTTCTTCGCCGTCTCCCACCACGACGTCACGGCGCCCGGCGGGGGCGTCGCGTCGGGGGCGGTGGGGAAGTGACGGTCGGGCGCGAAGCGACGCCCCGACGGCGCGGCGGGCGCCTCCCCGGGCGGTGGCGTAGAATAGTCCGCCTTGTCGGGGTCGAAGCGGCCCATGGGCTAGCGCCCTCCCAGCATCCGTTCGGCGAGGCCCGGCGTGGCGTAGTCCTCGTCAAACTCTTCGTACAGCGCCTTCAGCTTGGCCGGATCGTCGCCGACCTTGGCGGCCTCGTCACGCAGCTGCGTGGCGGCGCTGCGTGGCACCAGCTTGTCCATCGGCAGCGGGAAGCTGCTTGACCACAACTGGCGCATCGCCTCGGAGCGCGGCCCGCGGCCGGCATTTGCCGCGATGACGCGCTGATGATTGACCGCGTCGAGCACGCCCTGCTTCTCGATCTGCGTCATGATGTTTTCGATCGAGCGGCGATCCAGCGTGATGTTGCCGGCCGCGGCGTCCTGCAGCATCTTGAGCTCGGGCAGCGACTGCGCGCCGGGACCGACGATGGCGGGACGCAGCGCCGCCAGGATCGGCACGATCAGTCCGCGGAACGTCTCCGTGTTCGACACCGCCGGGTTGTACGGCATGCCGGCTGCCTGCGCCCACTTGGAGAGACTGAGCTTGATATTGGCGTCGCTGCCGGTGAACATCCCGGCGTCGCTGGCGAGCAACTGCTTGACGCTGTTGACCGCGGACTGCGCCTTGGGAATGTTTTTGACGTTCTCGTAGCTCTCCTTGACGACCGCCTGGTGCTCCTTGGGTCCACCGAGCGGAAACTCGGTGCGGTCCTCGGCCTCGCGGCGCGATTTCGTGGCCGCGTCCTCCAGATCCTGCCGGTATTTCGGATCGCGCTGCTTGAGCACGTCGCCGTAGTCGACCTTCCACTTCTCGTGCTTGATGGTCCAGTCGCGCTGCCGCGCGCCCGCCAGCGTATCGATCTGCTGCTGGGCGTTCTGCACCGCGGTCGGATCGTCGCGGTACTTGCGCTGGTAGGCCTTCAGCGCCTGCTCGCGTGGGGTCTCCGGCGCCAGCACGGGCTCCTCCGGCACGCCCGGGGGCGGCGGTACTGCGGTCGCCGGCTCCGGGGCGCGCGGGTCGAAGGGCCCCGGGACGCGGCCGAGACCTTGGCGCGGCGCGGCTTGCGCCATCACCATCGGGCGGATGTTGGAGACGATCGGCGGATTGCCACCGCCCTCCTCGGCGAACGTCGCGCCGTCATCCTGGGCGACGACCGGCGCCGCGCCGGTGTCGAGAGAGACGTTGCTGGTCATCATCGGGCGCGGCGGCGGCGGTGGCGCCGCACCGTTGCGGCGCGCCAGCACCTGCGCGATCGCCTCGCGACTGGCCGGCCCGCTATTCGGCTCGACGGTGAGGGGGTCAACGGCTGCGACCGTGGTGGGCGGTACGACAGGGTCAGCGGCCGCGACCGGCGCCGGCGTGACGGCCGGCGTAACGCCGGGGAAGTCGGCGTCGCGCTTGGCGCTGTAGGCGCGCTCGCCGCGGCCGAGGGTGAAGTCGTTGATGGCGTCGGCGATGCTCTCGCCGAAATACGTCATCCCCTCACCGACCGTCTTGGGGAACGCACGCGCCCGCGAGGCGAGCGCGCCGGCGATCGCGCGCCGGCGCTTGATCTCCTCCAGCGACATGTTCGGCGAGAAGAACCCCGCGCCGATCAGGGGGTCGAGAATGCCGCTGCCGGAGGACCGCGGGGTCTCGTCTGGCTCTGCCATGTCACGCCACCCTCAGAATGTCGCCGAACACCTTCTTGGGATAGATGTACCGCATGCCCTTGCGCTTGGTGACGGCGCTCGGGTCGATCTTTTCCACGTCCTGCGCCATCGGGCCGATATGGCGCGTCGCGCCACCGTCCTCGAAGCCATCCTTGTAGTTGTAGGCGTAGATCGGCAGCTTCTTGGGCTCGTCGTGCTTGCGCGCCGCGAACACCGTGCCGACGCGGTGAATGTTCTTCTTCATCCGGCGATCGGATCCGGTGGCGATCTGCGCGCCGGCTTTCGCGCCCGAGCCGGCCAGTCCGAACAGCCCGCCGATGATGTTGTTCACGTTGGCGGTCTGCTGCTTGTAGATGTCGAGATCCTGGCTGAAGCGGTTGTTGATGATCCCGGCCACGTCCGTATTCGCGATCTGATTAGTGCCGGTATTAACGAAATTAGGCTGCTGCACCTGCGAGCCAGACTGTAGCGCGAGGATCTCGTTGATCGGCGCGCTGCGCAGCGCGGCCTGCTCGGTCAGGTACTGGCCGCGCGAGGCGTTCTGTGAATTGAACACCGCACTCTGGCGCGCGAGCTCCTGCGCCTGCGCGGCGTTGTTGAACTGGGCGCGGCTGGCCTCCTGGGTGAAGGCGTCCTTCTGCGCCTGGTTGGTGAACTGGCCGGAGGTGAGATCCTTCTGCGCCTGTTCGACCCGCGCCTGGTTACCAAACTGGCCGCGGCCGAGCGCCTGGTCGTAGGCTTGTTTCTGCGCTGCATTCTGGAAGCCGGCACGCTGCGCCGCCATGTCCATCATGCGCTGCTGCTCCTGGCCGCCTTGGGCAGTGACAGCCAGGCGTGCGTCGGTGTTCTGCCGATCGGACTGCGCCACCGCGCGGTCGTAGGCCTCGGTGCCGTACTGGATGCCCTGGTCCGCGAGCTGCTGCCGCAGGCGGTCGCGGTCCTGCTGCATCTGCGGGTTGATGCGCTGGAAAAGACTGTCCTCCACCCGCGCGCGGTCGGACGAGAAGTCGTCCTGTGGGCCGTAGCTGCGGGTGATATCGCCGGCGTCGCCGAAGGTCGTCTCCTGCTGCCCGCGGTCGGGGAGGTCGCGCTGCAGGCCGCCGACGTCGCCCCAGCCGTACTGCGTGCCGGGGATGTTGGCGCCCGGCACCGTGCCGGCCGCGGGGGCGTTGTTGAACGAGGTCTGCAGGCTGCGATTTGGGTCGCGCAGCATGTCGGACAGGCTCTGGCTCTCGTACTGCCCGAGGTCCGCCAGGATCTGACTGGTGCCCTCGTTGGTGCTCTGCAGCTTCTGCCCCGCCGGGGACAGCGACTGCGTCGCGGTCCAGCGTGGCACGTTGTAGACCTGACCCGTAAGCGGATCGGTGTAGCCGTAGTTGCCGGTGACGTCGTAGGAGAGGCTGCCGGTCGGGGTGTTCTGGTTGTAGTTGTTCAGGTACGAGCCGGTGATCGCCGTGCCCATGTTGGAGGCGGTCTGCGCGCCCGCGGTCACGATCGGGTTCGGCGGCGTCGGCGGGTCGGGGAACAGGAAGCCCATGGCTCAGCTCCTTAGGCGATTGGTGGGCGCATCCCGGCCAGCCGGGCCGGGTCTGTCATCATGCCGGGCGTGGCCGAGGGCGGCATGCCCATAGGGGGCGGTACCAGCCCGCCAGGCGGCGGCATTCCGCCTGGGGGCGGCATTCCGCCTGGGGGCGGCATCCCCCCCGGAGGCGGCATTCCGCCTCCCGGCGGGGCTCCCCCGGGCGGTGGCGCGCCTCCCATGGGCGGCGCGCCGGCCGGTGGCGGCGCCCCAGCCTGCGGCGGAAGCGGTGGCGGTGCGGGTGGCGGGTACTGCTGGTCGAGCAGCGCCTTCGTGATCTGGTCGCGCGGATCCGGTGGCGGGTACTGACCCGGCGGCAGCATCGGCTGCCGCTGCGGCGTCTGGGGACTGGGGAGAGCCATCAGGCGGCGTCCTTCTGTTTCGCTATGCCATTTTTGTAGTAACGGCTCGCGACCCACTGCTCGGCCGTGTAGGTGCAGATCACGCCGTCGTCCTGCCGCCCGTACATGCGCGGCACCAGGATCGGCGCGCAGCCGAAGGCGTGGAGCTGGCGCAGCAGGCCGAGATTGTTTGCCAGCACGCGGAAGACCACCATCTGGCAGCGCAGCACGTCGAAGGCGTAGCCCATCGCGTGGCGCATTGTTTCACGGGAAAACCAGAAATGAGCGCTCGGCCGCGCCGCGGCCGCGATATTGACCGTGCCGGCCGGCCGGCTGTGGTCGTAGAACACGATGCCGGCGAGCGGACGGTTGTCGGCGTCGGTGATACCGATCGCGGTCGCGTTGGCGGGAAAGCCCGCCGGGTCAATGTGCGGGATCAGCTGCGCGACGAACTGCGCCACCGACTTGTCCTCCCCGTAGATGTAACGCAGCGTCACTTGGACCCCCCGCCCGCACCGCCGCTACCGCTGCTGCCGCTTTGGTCGCCGGCCATATTGCCGCCGCTGAACCCGACGGTAGCGCCGGCCGCCCCCGAGCCGTCGACCGGCTGCTCCACGGGCGGCGCTGCGGGCTCGGCACCGCTAAAGCCTCCGAAGCCCGCGAACGCTGGCGCCGCGGGCGCCGCCGGGGGCGGCGCCGTCGGCGTCATCGGCCGCACCGGGGGCTCGGTCGCGTCCCCGGCGGGTATTCCCATCAGCTCATTCGGCGATTTCATCGCCGGCGCCACGGGGGGCGTGCCCGCAGCCGCGGGCGTCGGCTGCCGCGGCAGCGTCAGGTCGACCGGCAGGTCTCCGGTTGGCGCCACCGCGCCCGCCATCGGGCCGACGCCGTGTCCGCCCGGGCGACCCGACATGGCCCCCGCCGCCTGGGTCTGCATAACCAGCAGCCGGGAGACCAGGTTGCGGTAGTCGTTGGCGCTATAGCCGGGGTTTGCCGGGATCATTTGGAGCCCCCTCCGCCGCCACCGCCCCCGCCCCCGCCTTCGCCGGTGTTGGCGCCGCCTTCACCCGTGCCGCCCGGGCCGCCCGAGATGCCGGTGCTGTTGCCGGTGGTGCCGATGCCGGCGGCGTCGCTCGCCGCCGTGCTGCCGGAGGTGCCGTCGCCGGTGGCACCGCCAAAGCCCATGCCGACGCTGTCGCCATAACCGGGTCCGGTGATGCCGAAGCCGGGGCCGGTATAACCAGGCGAAGGCGAAGGCGAAGGCGAGGGCGCCGGCGCTGCAGTCTCAGGCGCCGGCGCTGCAGGCGCCGGGGCGCCAGGCACAGAGGCGTGGGTGCTGAACGACGACGTGGGCGGCCCGGAAGCAAATTGCGACCCGGCGACAAACCCGCTCGGTGATGTGTACCCAGGCGTCGATAGATCGCCGGTTGGGTTGCCGATAAGCCCGGCGCCGAACTGGTCGCTGATGGACTGGGCGGGGCTGTTGAAGCCCGTCTCACCCTCCGAGGCCGGGTCGGACCCCTCGGTCGGGTATTGGTAAGGATCCCCGCCACCACCACCACCGCCACCGCCGCCGCTAAAGGCGCCGGCGCCGGCCTGCTGGTCGAGCTGCACCATGGCGGCGTAGGCGGGGTGCCGCATCAGGTTGGCCATCGGAACGCCGCGGCTCGCGAAGAAATTGATGTTCTCCTGCAGGTTATTGCTCGGCAGGCCGTACTGGGCCCGGATGGCGTCCGCAGCCGCGGAGGATCCTCCCGCCGCAGGCGCTGGCGCAGGGGCCGGCGCTGGCGCGGCCGCCGGCGCAGGCGCGCCGCCGCCGGCGTAGGCCATAGCAGGGCTCGCGCCGCCACCACCCCCACCGCCACCGCCGCCGCCCAGGAAGTTGTTAACGAACGCCTGCTCGGCCGGCATCGAGGCGAGCATGCGGCTCATGTGCGGGCTCGCCATCACCATCGCGATCAGGCTGCGCCAGTCAGGTTCGGCCATGGACTTAGCTCCTAGACGTTGACGCCGCCGCGCTCCTGCGTGGTGGCGATTGCGATCAGCTCGACGCGCGGCCGCGAGACCTGCGCCACGGTGACTTGCACGATCGGCGCGTGGGCGAACCCGCTCATGCCGATCGAGACCCAGAGCGTATTGCGCGTCGTGGCGGCGTCGAGGCCCGCGGCGTCCCAGTGCGCCGCGTTCCATAAGCCCTCGTCCCACCCCTCGCCGGCGCCGGGGTCTTGGCCTGCGGGTGGCGGCGGCGGGATGTCGAGCCGGTAGTCGACCGTGGCGGCGAGCTGCGGCTCGAACGGCTCGCGCGGCCCGGCGGTGAAGATGGCGCGCGCCTGGTGCCACACCACCTGGGAGCTGCCGTTCTGAAACAGCTCCCAGCCGCCGACCAGCGTGCAGACGTAGGGCTGGCCGTCGTCGTAGCCGGAGCGGTCCGCCTGCATCACGACGCCGTACTGCGTCCCGAAGAACATATCCGTGCGCATGCGCAGGAAGCAGGTCGCGTCCCAGGTGAAGCGCGCCCAGGCGCCGGTCGTGTTGTTGAGCATCAGGCAGTGCTGCATCGCGGGCGTGAGCCCGCCGGGTGTCGCGATGAACACCCCGCCGTACTCGTCCCATTTCTTGATCGTCCACGGGTACGCGCGTTTGGCGGCGACTTCGTCGCGCCAGAGCGGCTTGATGTTGCGGCTCACCATCGCCTGCTCGAGCTGGCCACTCTCCTTGGAGATCGCTTGAGAGAGCGGCACCACGCCGTCGACCGTCATGATGAACAGGTCGCCGCCGATGGCGATGTGCGCGTTCATGCCGAGCGGCGCCGTGATGTGGTAGCGGCCTTCCTGCTTCCAGTTGGCGACGTCGCCGGGGTTGGAGCCGGTGAACACCAAGACCTCGCCGGTGTCGGTGACGAAGACGCATTTGTCGTCGGTGCCGTCGCCGGCGTCGATCGACCAGGTGGCGCCGAACAGCAGCCTGCCGCCACGCGTCGAGGCTCCGGAGAGGTAGATCGGCTGCAGCACCCCGCCAACCGCATTGATATCCAGGTACCAGGCATTCATGCTGTTTTGCTGGATGAAGTAGATCCGGTTGCGGTAGGTCCAGGCATAGGTCAGCGCCAGCCCTTGAGAGACGCCGACCGGCAGCTTGGCGGGGTCGTAGGTGATGTTGGGGAGGCCGTCGCCGGCGTTGCCGATGACGCCAGAGAGCACCGTCCAGGTAATGCCGTCCTTGCTGCGCAGGATGAAGTCGCCGGCGTCATTGAGCGCGATGATCCAGTTGCCGCTCTGGTTGAACAGCTGCGCCGCCACGTAATTGCCGCTGGCCTGGCCGCCCTTCACCAGCACCGGCGTCGAGCTCGTGACGTCGTACAGCTTGGCGGCGTTCGCCGCATACATGCGCTGATTGTTGCCGCTGATGTAGTTGAAGCCGGAGATGATCGGCGTCGTCTCCGGCAATACGCACCAGCGGATGAAGCCGCCGCGCAGCTTGACGCCGCGCATGGTCGGCGCCCAGTTGTCGTGTACGACCGCGCCGCCGGGCTGCATGAAGGCTTCGTTCTCTGATTGGATCAGCCCGCGCGTCGGCGCCGCAATGGTAATCGTCTGATGCTGCTGCGCGCCCTGCGGCATCGGCTGGCGACGAAAGGCGGCATGAATGCTCATGCGGCCGGCCTGGTCAGGAAGTCGCTAAGCGAGAGCGGTTGCTGCCCTTCAATGGCACGCAACCGGTTCTCGTGATCGTAGAGAACAACGGTATCAGGCGCTGGTGTTGGCGGCACCGGCTCTGGCGGCACGTACGGATCAGGCACACCGCCATCCGCGAGCCACGCCTCGTACTCGATGCGATGCCGGTTTGCCGG